CAAGTTGGGCACCAACCCGGAAAAGGAAGTCCGGAAAGCGACCGCCGGCGCCGGTGTGATCGGCTTTGCCCTGCATGACCACGCACGCGAACAAAACTCGTCCGGTGTGGTGCAGTACGGCGCCACGGAGACCGTCAGCGTCCTGACTCAGGGTCGCATGTGGGTCGAAACCGACGACGCCGTCGCAGCGGGCGCGACCGCCAATCTGGTTGTGGCCTCCGGCAAGCTCACCGACGCCGCTGTGGCCGCTGGAATCGAAGCCTTCACGCAAATCAACGTGAAGTTCATTACTGGCACGACCGCCGCTGGTCTGGCCCTCGTGGAGATCAAGTAACATGAGCAAGGATCAAATGAAATACGACGAAGCTGACCTCCGCGTCATCCAGAACTCTGGTCGCTTCGACGCTAACGAAAGCGTGTTCTTCGCCCGCCAGCTGGAATACGTCAAGTCGCAGACTTATGACATCAAGCGGGTCGCCCTTAGCGCCCTGACCCTGATGCCGGTTTCGACCGCCATTCCGGAAGGTGCAACGACGCACACTTATCGCCAATACGACACCGTCGGCATGGCGAAGGTCATTTCGAACTACGCGAACGACCTGCCCCGCGCCGATGTGACTGGTAAGGAATTCACCAGCCCAATCCGTTCGATCGGTAATGCCTACGGCTACAACGTGCAGGAAGTGCGCTCGGCCATGTACGCTGGTGTCAATCTGAACAGCAAGAAGGCAATGGCTGCAACTCGCGCCCATCAGGAAAAGATCAACCAGCTGGCCTTCTGGGGCGACGCTGAAAACGGTTTGCCTGGCCTGCTGAGCAACCCCAACATCCCGGAGGTGACCCTGGCCGCTGACGGTGTTGGTTCGTCCAAGACCTTCGCTTCCAAGACCCCTGACAAGATCGTTCGTGACATCAACGCGCTGATCAACAAGGTGATCACTCAGTCCAAGGGTATTCACCGCGTCAATCAGGTGTGGTTGCCGATCGAGCAGTACGCTCTGATCGCTACCACGCAGAACAGCACTGCCAGCGACACGACCATCCTGGAGTTCTTGCAAAAGAACCATCCGGGCGTTGAGTTTAAGCAGGTCGTCGAGATGGGTGGCGCTGGTGCAGGCGGTGCGGACCGCATGTACGCGATGGAAAACTCCATCGAAAACTGGCAGCTTGAGATTCCGATGATGATCAAGCAGTACAGCCCGCAGCAGAAGGGCCTGGAGTTCGAAGTGCCGGTCGAAAGCCGCTTCGCCGGTGTGATCATTGAGTATCCGCTGGCCTTCGCGTTCGCAGACGGCATCTAAGTAAAATGGGCGGGGGCTGGTGCAAACCAGTTCCGTCTATTAACTTCTGGGGAATGAAATGAAAGTCAAGAACGTATCCGCACGCCTGCATCACGTGGGCAATGTTTCCATCGCCCCAGGCGAGGTAAAAGAGATTCCGAAGGGTTTCGAGACCGCCATCAACAAGAACGAGCTCGTTGAAGTGAAGGATGCGACTGCACCCCAGGCGCCCGCTGCACCCCAGGCGCCCGCTGCCCCGCCTAAGGCGTGACCTGTCATGACCGAGCTTGAGTATTTCCGGCTCCTGGCGCCTGAGTTTGCCAGCGTCCCAGACGCAACGGTGCAACAATGGTTGTCAGTTGCTGGAAACCTCACCGAAACTGGTTGCCTGGATACCGGGCGGGCAGCGATGGCGCGGGCGCTATACGCGGCGCACATGCTTTCTCTTAGCACACGCTCGGGCCAAGGTGGCGCCGCGGCCCTGGGGCCCGTTACAAGCGAGCGCGAGGGTGATCTTCAACGCAGCTATGGCGGAGTCAAGGGCGGTGACACTTACCTGGGCCAGACATCCTACGGTCAGCAATACCTTGACATCACGAAAGTGTGTTCTGGTGCTGCAATTATGACTCGAGTGTGACATGGCGAACGTCAAGGACATCGACCGTGGCTGGAACAACATCCTTCGCGAGCTTGAGAAAGCGAAGCAGATGGAGGTTGCGGTCGGTATCCTTGAAGGTTCCCAAAACGAGGGCACCAGCATCGCGGAATATGCTGCCTACAACGAATTCGGGACCGACAACATACCGTCCCGCCCGTTCATGGCAATGTCCTTTGACGAGAATGTCGCAGCAATTGATTCTGACTTCCGGACGCAGAGCAGACGTCTTGTTGCTGGTGAAGTTACCGCGGACCAAGCACTGACCATCATTGGCCAGAAGCACGCCAGCCGCATACAAAACACTATCACCGGACGAGACATTCTTCCGGCCCTTGCCCCGAGTACTATTGCAGCCAAGAAGGGTTCAACGAAGACCCTTGTTGATACTGGCGCAATGGCGAACGCTGTGCAGATTGAAATCAGGGGTCGGACATGAGCTTCCGCAGACTGAAAGAAGTATTGCGCGAGGCCCCGGGCACTTACACGAACGGTGTGTGGGCACCTGGAGCCCGCAGTGTAGTGACCACATTTGCGAGCGTGCAACCTGTGGCCATGGGGCAGGACATGCACGCACTCCCGGAAGGGCGCCACCTGTCTGACTTTGTCAAGCTCTACACGAACGACAGACTCAACGTAACTGCGGACGGGGAAGGGGTGCAGCCCGACATCGTTGTGCATGAAGGCTACGGCTACGAACTCACGAGCATCTTTGCGAACCAGTCCGGAGTGATCAATCACTTCAAATACATTGGCGTGAAGGTGTTCAGATTTACATCGACGGCCGATTGGTTGTCGGGTGCATTGAAGAGGCCGTGATGGCAATCAAGGACACGCTTTACACGCTGGTGAAGGCCCTTGTGGGCGCTGAGACGTTGATCTTCGCGGACCAGAATGCGCCGCGCCCACCCCTGCCCTATTGGACGCTCCGCCTGTCTGCACAGCGCAAGATCGGGGAAGACGCTTATGGCCAGGGCGTGGATGTGAATGGTGACCAGCTTGTCAGCGGTGTGCGCGAGATCACGGTGCAAGTGCAGCGGGTTGGCGAGAACTCAGACGCGCTGTGCGCCGACCTCCGCGACAACCTTTCCCGCACGACTGTCCTGGAGGAATGGCAGCGTCAAAAGATTGCTCTGTATGATCTGGGCGATGTGCTCAACGTACCCTACAAACTAGACAATTCGCAACTGGAACCCCGCGCCAGTGTAGATCTTTTCGTTCGCTTTGGCACGGAGCTTCTTGACCGTGTTGGCGCGATCGAGACGGTGAATGTCTCCGCCGGCGTCGTTACCAATCAGACTCTAGGGTCTGATGAAGCGAATCCGGATCTGGCGGAAACCGTCACGGTTGTGTTATAGTGGGCCTGATCTGATACAAGGAGTTTTCAATGGCAACCCTTGACGATATTGTTTCAGTACAAATCGCGCTCCAGACGACTGGTGTCACGCGAGGCGACTTCGGTACTCCAATGATCGTCGCTCCGCTGATGACCTTCCCGGAGCGCGTTCGAGTCTATACCAGCTATGCAGCAGCCGCTGAAGATGATCTACCACCTGCCCTGCTGACTGCGCTGTCCGACTGCTTCGGTCAGATCCCGCGTCCGCGCCAAGTGAAGGTCGGTCGTCGTGCCGTGCTGAAGGCGGAAGTGAAACCTTCCAGCGTGATCAACCTTGGCACCTATTCGCTGAAGGTTGGCTCGAAGACTTACAGCTACACAGCAGACGCGAATGCTACCGTGAGCGAGATCGTCCGGGGGCTGGTGACTGCGATCACCAACGATGCGGGCGCAATCGTTACCGCCACCGCAATCGGCGGAGTGGGCACCGAGACGCATTTCGAGCTCTCGTGGATTGGCACCAATATCGATTCCGTCGATCTGGTGACGAATCTGGAATGGGGCACTATCACCCCGCTGGCCGCTGCTTCCGCAGTTGCGGACGACCTCAACGCGATCCTGAACGAGGACGCCAACTGGTATGGGCTCGTCATGGTGGAACGCACCAAGGCAGACCAACTGAAGGCAGCTGAATGGACGGAAGCGAACGAAAAATTGTTCATTACCGCCACAGATGAAGCTGACGTGCTTGACCCGTCCAAGACAACCGACCTGATCAGCACGCTGAAGAACAGCCGTTACTTCCGCACCGCCGCCCTGTACCACACGAACGCAGCGACGGAATACCCTGACGCAGCTTGGGCCGGTCGCGTGTTCACCATCAAGCCGGGCGGCGAAACTTGGGCGCTGAAGCAACTGGCAAGCGTAACCCCGAGCAAGCTGACCAGCACGCAGAAGCAAACTGTGGTCAATAAGGGCGGCAACACGTTCGAGTTCTATCAGGAGCAGATTGCACTGACGAACCCCGGCAAGGTTGCAGCAGGTGAGTGGATTGACGTTATTCGCTTCCGTGACTGGTTGAAGGACATCATCCAAGTCAATATGACGCAGATGATGATCAACCGGGACAAGATCCCTTATACGGACGCGGGCATTCAGCTCTGTGTGAACAACCTGCGGAAGTCGTTGCAGGAAGGCCAGAACGTGGGCGGTATTGCACCCGACGAACTGGATGCACAAGGCAAGTCCGTTCCGGGCTTCGTTATCACTTACCCGCGTTCCGCGGAACTGGCTCCGAGCATCAAGGCGTCTCGCGTCCTGTCGCTGGGCTTTACCGCTCGCCTTGCTGGTGCAATTCACGTTACGGAAATCACTGGTGCCCTGGCATACGAACTCTAAGGAGAGGATGAATGAGTGCTATTTTGACAGGTTCTTACGATCCCGCACAGGTCATCTGCACCGTGGGCGGGGTCATTCTGTCGGGCTTCAGCGATGGTGATGCCATCATCGCTCGACGCGCCGAAGATATGTACTTCACCCGCGTCGGTACCGATGGCGGCGTTGCTCGCGCACGCAATGCGAACAAGATGGGTGAGTTCGAGTTCAAGCTCTTGCAGACCAGCCCAGCTAATGACCTGCTGTCTGCCTTGCTTGCAACTGACGACCTTACCAACGACGGTCTGGTCGTTATCCCGATCAGTGTGGTGGATGGTTCGGGGCGCTCCCTTGCTGTTGCCACGCAGTGTTGGATCAAGACCATTCCGGAAGCGACCTTTGGGAAGGAAGTGTCCGAGCGTGTGTGGGTATTCAGTGCGGCGGACTTGAAGATCTTCCACGGCGGTGGCGACTAAGTTGAAGGAAGTGAAACGGGGCCATAAGGCCCCGTTTTGCTATACTCGGACTCATTGACCACATTTGAGGACTACGCCATGCAACAAGAGACATTTATCGTCGGCACGCGGGAATTCACTTGCGTGCGTATGAACGCCTTCGCTGCCAATAAGCTGCTGATGCGGCTCCAGAAGGTTGCCGTCCCTGTGATCGGCTCGCTGGTTGGCGCGGGCAAGGGTCTGGGCGACATCGACGTCAAGGAAGCTGCACAGGTGATCGCGAGTAACTTGGACGAGTCCATCATGGACAACATCGTTCTCCCGTTATTTGCAGAGTCCCGCGTGTATTGCGTTGAGGCCAAGAAATTCATCAAGTCCGGAGCTGATATTGATCAGTGCTTTACGACCGAGAACCTGTTCGATCTGTACGAACTCATCTTTGAGGTCGGGAGGTATCAGTTCGGCCCTTTTTTCGCCTCACTGGTCGAACGCTTTGGCGCTCTAACCGAAGGCGGGAAGACAACACAAGCGTCCCGGGCCAGCTAGACGACGAGCTGTCGACTGAGCTGTGGATCTGGCGCCCCATCCTTGCGGGTAAGGTGTCACTCCGGGAAGTGAAAGACGGTGTCGCTACGGTGGAGGACTTGCAAGCCCTGAACGCACTGCTGGACATGCAGTCGGACATCGAAGCGGCACAATACGAGGCTGCGAAGGCACAGAGGTGACGAATTGATTGTACGCGAACTCATTACTCGACTAGGCTTCTCGCTGAACCAGAGCCAGCTAGACAACGCTGAGAAGGCTACCGAGCGGCTGAAAGACCGTGCCGAGCAAGCCGCGGGCGCGTTCCGGAATATCGTTGCTGCTGTAGCCAGTCTTGCAACCATCAGGGCGGTGATTGGTATTGCGGACGAGATGCAAAACATCCGCACGCGAATCGGTCAGCTTCCGCAGACGGTAGGTGACGCTGGTTCCGCTTTCGACGAGGTTGCAAAGCGTGCAAGCGCCGCGGGCGTCTCAATTGATGCTTACGCTTCGCTCTACACGAAGGTTGGCAACGCTGCTAAGGATTACATTACGACTCAGGAAGACCTGCTAGGCATCACGGACACCATCTCGCAGGCGCTTGTCGTAGGCGGTGCAAGTGCGCAGGAAGCATCCGCAGTGATGACGCAGTTCTCGCAAGCTCTGGCGTCAGGCGTTCTGCAAGGCGACGAATTCCGTTCCATGGCCGAAGCTGCGCCACAGTACCTTGACAAGCTCGCGGAGACGATGAACATCCCCCGCGAGCAGCTCAAGAAGATGGCGTCCGAGGGTAAGCTGACCGCAAGGGAGGTAATTGACGCCACTCGCAAGATGTCAGACTACTTCGGTGACAAGTTCAAGCAGATGCCCATGACCGTGGGCCGCGCTATGACGGTGATCGGGAACCGCTTTGCGCGGATGCTCGACAAGATGAACCGCGATTCGAACTTCGTGACCACAATCGCCAACGCAATTCTTGTTGCGTTCGACAAGATTGAAGCTGGTGTCGATAAGCTGGTGGAGTTGTTCGGCGGATGGGGCAACCTGCTCCGCTTCGTGGGCATTGCGCTCGGTGTGGCGCTCGGTGCCAAAGCTCTGTCCTTTGGCACCGAGCG